TTACTTCTTTCCAACTTGTGCTTCAATAATATTAAAGTTCCATGAAAACTGTTGCTCTAGTCTAGCTTTAAGCTCTTGAGCTGCGGTAATTCCCATAACCCTTCCCGTATAGAATCTCAATTTAAGATCCCCATCTTCTCGAAGTCTAGAGTCATCGGACGCTTCATAGGTAATACCTGAATAACTTTGCTTAAGAGTAGCTCTAGCATTATTAAAACCGCCAAGACTTCGAAAGAAACCTGTCATTATACGATAATACGTGTTCTCTGAGTTTCCGGCTGCTTTATAGTCAATTTCTTCATGATCTTGATTAGCATCTACAATGTGAATATTCCAAGAAAATCTATCCTCAAATGCCTTTTTCAGAATTCGTGCATTGTTTTGTCCTTGGACGCGTCCTGTATAAAAGCGAATCCGCCACTCATCATCACCTACGAGCTTAGGTTCATCTGGTGCTAAGTAGATAGTGTAATTATACACTGCTTTAAGCTCATTTAGGGCTCTTTCATAACCAGATAAGGTAGTAAATAAACCAGTGTGAATGCGATAATAATTATTATCGGATGGTGTTTCATTAGGAACAGTGATTGGATTAGGTTCTTCTTTCACATCTAAATAATTTAGAGGATTAACCGCATTGGACTTACTACCATTCCATCGACCTTTGTGTAATTCAAAGTGTAGATGTTGACCTGAACTGTCTCCCGTGTTACCCATTACTCCAATTTGTTGATTTTGACGCACTGTTTGACCCACAGACACAGTTCTCGAATTGTCTCTCATATGTGCATATACTGTTTCCCAGGTTTGACCATTGATATTATGAACAATAAAAATGCATTGACCATAACCATTTTGATTATTTTCCGATCTTGAAACAGTTCCAGCTGCAGACGCATAGATTTCATGGTATCCATTCTCAGCAATATCAATCCCATGGTGACTAGGTCTATGTGGTGGACGGAACCCACTTGTTACTTTTTTTGTTGTTGTTGGCCATATAAAATTCACCATAAATATCTCTCCTTTTTTTATTATCTAAATCCGTAAAATTTCTTTTCTATTTTAGATTCCCTATCTTAAGTCTCCGCTGCAGTGTACGAACCATTAACGAGTTAGGTGTGCTAATCACACCATCTTGCACGGTACATAAATGCTTTTGCATTGCTCTAACCGTATGTGGACCGATTAAGCCATCTTGCTTGCTTCCAACAATGCGCTGTAATCTTTTAATGACCAAACTACCGTTGCGACCATTACCAAACTCAACACCGATAATAGCTTGACTAGCTTGGTTTCTTGTCTGGTCACTGATTATACCATCAGTCACCGTGCTAATCGCATCTTGTAGAGCTCGTGTCGTTTGTGGCCCCCAACGTCCATCAATCTTTAAGGTGATTTTACCGCCAGTTCCTGGTTTAGGTACAGGATTGCTTTTTACTGGCTCTTTGTATGCATCAACATAAGCTGTCGGCTCAACACAGTTGTTAGGACGGTCAGCAATCCAACCGTAAGGTACATTAGAGGAAGCTGCTTTACGGACTTCAAAGTGAAGGTGTGACCCTGTACTATTACCAGTGCTTCCTTGACGGCCAATAACCTGACCTTTTTTTACAGTTTGTCCAACCCTTACAGAAACATCATGTAGATGTGCATAAACATTGCCTCGTCCAATAGCATCCTGAATCAACACAACATTACCATAGCCACCAAAGCCAGACCCTTGTTGCCCCATACCAACAAATAAGACACGACCACTAATAAAGGCCTCAATTGGGGCAAGGTGTTTTTTCACAAGATCAATGCCAGTATGAAAAGTATGTCTCTGTTTAGTAATGGGATGCGTTCGGTAGCCAAATGGACTTGAAATTCTAAAGCCGTTCCATACTTCACTCATAATAAATTCACTCCCATTTTAATTATTCTAAAAATCTATCTGCGTGCTGTGCCTTTTTTGTAAAACTATTATTTTTCCAGCTTGTCCAAATCGTTACCGTTGTAACAACAACAATAGAAACTCCTTCATAAATCTCAGTCTCCGCAAAAGGAATAATTTGAAATCCAAAAAACTCAATACAAATTAAATTTACCAGCACTAAAAAAAGTGCGATTGCTCGCACCCATACCGACTTGCTTACACCTTTCAGATTCATAATTTATCACCTCCTTCAAATACATGATGCTCGATCTTAGTAAACCTTTTGTCAAGTCCGACTATTTCTTCCTTATGATGATCCAACCGCTCATGAATCCTAATTCGATCAAGCCGACTCTCTTCAAGATTTTCATTAAGCCTTTGTATTTGATCTGAGATGGGTAACAAAACCTTTTCCATATGCATACGTTGTTCCTGATCAGCTTGAAGTAAGTCCTCAGCAGTTTTCTCTCTGATTTTCTGATCAGGTTCCTGAACCAATTTCTTATAAAGCCAAATTAAAAAGGAGCCCGCTGCGCTTAAACTGCCGACAATGCTTCCGATCTCCCCCCAAGTCATAGATTAACCTCCTAACTATCACTTTAAATAAATTCTAAATATATTCAGTTCTGCAGAAGACAGTGCAAATTCATGCTTTAATCCAAAGGACAAGTATCTATTTCCTTGACTGGGTAAATCAAAACTGTCTAAGCGTCTTGAATAGCCCCATTCATCCCTACCAAAATATATGTTTTGATAGTTCCACGGTTCGTTGCCTCCTGAAGCAGATATACCTATCCATGGTCCGTTGTCCCCTGCAGCAACATTGTACTGCCAATCTATAAACACTCTGCTAAATGCATTTGTATTAATCGGGTTTGCCAGATAAAAAAAGGCTATTGGAGCGCCTGAAGTAAAAATACACTGTAGTGAATCGCCACGGAAATTCGCTTCAGCATTCCCTCCTGAGTACCCTAAAATTGATTGATATTGCAAACCTCTCTCATAGATTTTAAATCCATTATTACTTTGCATAACAGCTTGCATAATTATAAGTGACATGATTATCCCACGCCCCCAACATCTACGTCACCAAACACTGCCCAAGTAGTTGAGTCTAGCTTTACCAGACCCATACATGAACCTACACCTGAACATGACGGAATATACCCTTCTTTTACCTGTAGGCCATTTGATCCCTGTGCAATTAAGTTTACGGTTTTATTAGCCGAGTTAGATAAAAGTAGTTGAGTACCCGCTGGTAAATTAGCAGCTCCACTAGCCAAGGTGACATTAGTATTACTTGATCCTGTAAACCTAATGACAACGCTTGATCCAAAATTAGTCGGGATTGTATAAGAAGTGCCAGTGACAGTTAAAACATCAGGCGGCGTCACCAGTGGCTTATCATTAACCGTAATGCCAGATGCACCTAGAACTGATACGTTTCTTGCATTCCCACCTGAATAAGCTTCTTCATTTGTCACATCCTCTTCATCTACTACTCGCATTTCATCGATATGTGTTGACATTCCCTGAAACATATTTACATCAAACCGTCTGTGCTGAGGCAATATTAACTTTAAGGCAAAGTATCTTCTTGAGTTAAACGTAACCTTTACTAAATTAGCAACTGGAGTTCTTGTTTCCAAAGAGATAACCATAGCACCATCACCATTTTCTGCACAACTCACAGACACTAAAAATAAAGCAGCATCATAATGAGAAGATGAATTTGATCTTGATCCCATAATAGTACCTGCTGTTTTACTTGCAACATCTGCTCTAGCCAGCAATATATAAAAAGGTACAGTTCCCTCATTATTGCTTGCAGGTCCTAGGTTCTTAGATGCGGCCCCCCTAAACTGATCATAAGTTGGATCAATTAATATGTTGTCAAAGCTATAGTTTTGAACGTTTCCCAAACCTACTTGTGCTGCGGTAACGTTGTGCGGGTTATTTTTTAAATTAGCATGAGTGTTAATTTTAGATTGTGCCCCTCCCGTGGTTTCCACCTGCATCCAATCTCCCCACACGCCAGCATTAGTCGTACAATTTCGGAAATACATTTGACCCCTATTAGCAGGTTGAACAGGTCGGTAATATTGCGTAGTATAACGAGTACTTGACTTTTCCGTCGTTAGCACACCGTACTGTACAGGAAAACCTAAGTCCGAATTAGCTCTAACAACACTAATCCCAACAGGAAATTCATCTGGACCTGTATCATTACTAATTGATTCAGCAGGAAGATGATTAATTTGTTCACTGGTCACCTTATGTGGATTATTCAGATCAGCCATGTGATTTTTTACATCAATGGCAGGAAATGTCCAGCCCACATCTTTAGTCCCTTTTACAACATAAATGTTTTCAAAAATGAAGCTTCCTGTCGCTCCACTGTTGTCAATCCTAACAGTAACTAAACCATCAGAAGGTGTTATGAATATTTCATTTTTATCGCCTATTGTAGAGCCGTTTAGATTATGACCTAATCTTATTGAAACTCTAGCATCAGCTCTTTTAGCCCCTAGAAAATACTGTGTGTTGGGTTCTAAGGATAAAAACAAACGACCTGTAATCCAACCCGCACCTTCCGTTGATATTGTAACCTTGTAATCATCTATATTAGGACTTGCCAGAGAACTAAACAGCCATTCATTACTTTTGAAACTGGGGACAAGGTTGTTTACCCCAATGCTAAAATCAGTTGTTTCAATTTCTTTCCAATCAGTCCAAGAATTTATGCTAATAGCATTCCTAAACCAAATTCCTCTTGGAGTTACACGAGAGGAGAATATTTGGTAACCATAGCCACTCGAACTAACCTGACTAACGGTTTCTAATACACCATGCGCGGTAGGGAATCCATTTCTATTTATAATCTGTAGAGATGTAATTCCAAAAGGGTATTCAGATATACCAGATTGACCAGTTACATCTGTATTACTGGTTGGAAGTATATTTACCTGCCTCGTAGTTACATCATGGGGATTATCTTCGTTGTCAATATGCACATCAAACTCTTGCTTGGTAGCTTGCTTAGCATTATCAACATTACCTAGCCCCACTTGCTCATTAGTGACTTGGTGAGGATTAGATCGGTTAGCAATATGACCAGCCAAATCAGCTACCTTTGCTAATCCGGCTGAAAAGATAGCCTGGGCTGTCCTTAATGGAGTCATAAAGCGCGTATTACTTTCCCCCGCTTCAGCTTCAGCCTGAGTAGCCTTATTAACTGTGACAGTAAGCGTAACATTCCCCGATCCATCAATATTAACATTACCTCGCACATCACCAGCTAGCGTAACGGTTATAGACTCTGCCCACTTCCTCGCTTCCGCTACGGTAATCTGTCCTGACTGCAACTGTTCCACTAACTGTAGCAACTCTTCTGGTGCAACTTTACGGTCCCACTTTAATACATCATCAAGCCCAATGACTGAGCCTACCTCCCATTGTTTATCTGCCATCTATACCACCCTCATTCTGTATCTAAATCGTGTATCAACCTCAACTGGCACAAATAAATTTGAGTCAGACAACACGCCTGTTTCACCTAATAACTCAAGCCTAGTAATCTGACTTATGCCACTAGGGACATTAAACTCAAGAGTCACAGTATTTTGATTGACTTCACTTAATTCAAAATCATTAACTAAAACAGAACCGTTTAACCTAACATTTATTAAATTCTCTTCATACTGAACCGCAATTAAATTTTTTGTTAAATCAGTAATCATATTAATTCAACCTCACTTTCTGAGAGTCTCTCCTCAAGAGGTGTTCTCCCAACTCGTGCATATCCTACACGTGCATAAGTCATTTCAAGCAAAAAAGCACGCTCGATTAAGCGTACTTGTTCGAAATGGACAGGTATTTGAATATAACGCATATTGACAGGCTTAACCGCATTAACAGTCAAACTAACTTCTTTATACCAGTCTGACGTTGTGGCAGCACTTTCAATATAGAGTGTTTGATCATCGTAATCTAAGAACACGGCATAGTGATCATTACCGAAGATTTCACTAAGCTTTTCCACCAAGAATTTATACGTAAAGGGTGGGCGTGAAGTCATGCGGTTCAGAACCCGTAGACGCCTAAACTCATTACTTTCATTGACTGAATCAGCAATAATGCGAAACATATCTTCGTACACCCTTAGGGCATCGTCATCACAAAGCATTACATAAGCATTATCTTGTACACGTTGCGTATCAAGGCGTAAGTTCTCAAATATATTGCCATAGTTATGAATAAGCGCATCCATTTCTAGCACATCTTTATAAAAACTAGGTTTTAATTCCTCAAGATTAATCCGCTCAACTCTCATTTATCGTCACCTCACCTAAGAACGGCAGTTGGCTTCGATCGTTTGTCATAATTAAGTTAACATCTGCTGCTTGCTCATTAAATTCCATATTATCAATATTAGCCACACCCGGCACCTTAACTAATCCAGCTACAAGTTGACTTCGATAAACACTTAAATGGTATGCATTGGATTCAGTAAAGGATGACCACTCCCCTCGCAAATCGACAAAGTATAGACGCATGACATCCATTAATGCTGGCCTAACTTGATCTAAATTATAGCCTGCCATCAATGAGATAGAAAAAACTACATTAACAGTCAATGCTTCAGCAGTCGTGACCGTAATCTTATGACCGATCGGCGCTAGTCCCATCCCTTCACCCGAATAAGGGTTGGGATCAAGTAGCTCTTTTACCTTATCGATAAATGTCTGGGTAGTAATATTTAGGTCTGAATCAATAATAACAACCTTTACACTACCTGGGCCGTCCCACACCGGATAAATCTGCTGTCCGCCTATACCTTCAATTTGCCCAACATTCGTTACGTAATCAGAAAAATTTCCACCAAATGATTTTTGATTAACAAAATTAAAGAAGCGGCTACGTAATTCGTCATCCGTTTCTTCGTTCTGCCCTGGTGTGGAAACCTCGCCTATAGTAGCAGTTGCCAGACCGTTAATATTATCTACGGGTAATATTGGCCCATGATAAGTATTTCCTATTGCACCATCTGTGTCACATCGCAATAGAAAATTCCCTTTACTAAGCATTTGTAACACTTCAAATATTAATCCATTTGTTTCAAATGTGCTAAAGCGTGCTCCGATTGGTACATCTAAAAATTCACCATTAGTATCAAGAAATGAAGCAAGTCTTATGGCAGCTGTGCTATTAAACCTTTTAACACCATATTCAGATACTTTCAAATCAAGATATTCACCTGAAGCAGTTTGAGCAAAAATATCAAGCAAGACATTTTTAAGTTGCATATAAAAATCAGCAAGCTGATAACAAGAAGGCGCAAGAGCATCGTAAATAATACTTCCTTCTCTTATATCAATACCTTCAGGTACTCGATCTAAGGCTTGTTCAAGTAATGTTTCGTACGTATATTTTTCTAGAAATGTACCAAGTTCATTTATGTTCACATTTGCACCTCACTTTCTATTGGAAATAGGCCTTCTATAGATAGAACGGTAAAGCCCACCGCTAGAGCATTCCTTGTTTCTGAAATAATCCTGAAATCGTTAATTTCCTCAATTCGATCATCGATTAACAAAGCATCCTCTATCGTCCGTTGAATATCTGCTCTCACAAAGTCAAAATTTTGTCCTATCAACCGATCAGATTCAATGCCATAAGTTTCAGTATATATTTCATAATTAAAGAGCTGAGTTCTAAGAATTTTTTCTACAGCTTGCCTTATTGCCTTTATACCATCAACCGTGCCTATAATTCTATTGTTATAGACTGCATAGGTTCGTGAGGGAAGGAGTGTTTCTTCAATTTCTTCATTGTGCAATTCCATTGCCATCATAGGCAACTACCTCCTATCTAAGACATAATAGAGTTGTCCTTTTTGAGATCTAATTAACGATACGTAATCGCCCACTTCCAGTGCTCTAAAGATTTGGATATTAATTAACCGACTACCCACTGTAACATCAGTAACCACATTTTGATAGGAGACATCACTATTAACATCTATTTTACCTGCTAGAACAGGTGGTTGCACAAATCCAGTAGAAGAACTTGCTATAGTCGGTACTTCAACCTTTACACTATAGGGTTGGACATTCCTTGATAAAACCAAATGCTGCTCTGTAACTTCAAAACGATTATCCACTCTAATAATTAGTGGTTTATTCTGTGTGACTTGTCCGAATAAAACATCAGAAAAGTCTTGTTCATTCCCTCTAGCAGCCTTAATCATCTGAGCAATTCTCTCACCAGCCATTGTTACACCACCTTTAGATCAATTGACATTTCGTGAGTTTTTCCCCAACTATGGGTACACTTAGAAACAATCGCCAATTTAGGTTTCCCCAACCCCTCACTTTCAAGGTCCTTAAATTGCAGAACTATACCAGATCCAGCGGAGATTTCTTTTACACCCAAGCAGTCTATCCTAAAAGTTTTATTAACTACTTTTAATGCCTGCAGCATTTTATTAGCTTGACTAGCAATCTGCGCAGGGTTTAAATCGCCATTAACTGATTCGTGATATTGGAGCTTACCCCACTTTGTTTCAAGTGATGAATCACGCACAAGGTAAACCTCACGTTTATTTGTTTCTTTATTTTCCATTGATAATTTAACAACATTGTAAGAGTCATCAATACTAGACTCATAACTGTAGCTAGTTGCCATACTAAGATCACCAATTACAAGGCTAGTAATTAAGCTGTTAAGAGAGATGTGCTCTAATGTCCCAAAGTTATCGCGAATGATATACCATAATCCATGGTTAACTAATGTTTGATCAAGTGCATCTTGAATCATAGCAAAATAGCTTTTTTTATCCTGAATGGCAGGAGTACAGCTATATCTACTTGCATTAACAATCCGGAACGGTAAATTGTTTAGTCTGCATATATGGGTAAAAACCTCATGACTAGGTAATGCACCAAAAACTACAGTATCGGTATTTTGCAAATAACGCAGACGGTCATAGGCAGTAATCGACCATAACCCTTCTGACTTTGCTTTCTTAAATACCCTCCCATAAAAAATATTACGGCCTTCAAATTTAAACCGAATAATATCACCCTCGCTAACGGAAACATCATTATGTTGAAGAAGATTAAAGGTAAATTTTCCTGGCTGAAAATCAACATCTGTAGACCATTCAATATTTGATGCAAGCTCTCCAATATCAAAGGTACGTCCATTGTTAATGTTCTGAATTAAAAACTCAATATTCATTCTTAATCCACCCTTCTAACACTACTAGCTGTTACCCAGCCACGCCAGCCACCATTTAAATTGGTAACATGATAAGGGCATTTACGCCCTTTCTTGATAAAGTTAACCTTACGTCTAGCATTTTTCTCAGTTTGCCCTGGTCCTGCACCATAAGAATCACGATGTAAACGACCATTAACAATAACCGTACTACCGGTAGTAACTTGCTTGTTAGTTGATTTACTTTTAGTAGGTTTCTTTGTGACTTTAGGTGTCGTTGGACGCGATACCTGCTGTACAACCTTTACAAACTTAGCATCATAGGGGCGATATTCTTTAAGTGTGATCGAAAAGTAAACATCATTTTCTTCACCTGCACGATACTCATACTCAAAGCTTTCAATTGATACTAAAGTATTAATAAGTGTATGAGTAATAACAAAACGACAAGGCTTTTTTTGACGTCTAATCTTCTCAATTAAATCAATGTACCGTTTCGGGTTCCAGAACTTATTTTTTGTTCTAACATAGCTGGCATGACGAAAACCGGGGAAGAAGCTTTCAAAAGTCATTTCTCCTAAACTTGTAATGCCTAATACGTTTATTTCACCAAGACCAACTATTTCGGTGCTTTCGTTGCTAGAGTTCTTACTAAATACTACCGATTCTGGGTTAACAGGAAAGTGGGCTATTTGCCCACTATATTCAATAAAAAAACCAATGGCCATACAGTATAGCCCCCTTTACGCTAAATTAGTTGCTGCGGCTGCTTCAATAAGAATCTCCATCTCCTCCAGTAATTTCTTCGCATCTTGTTCCTTATTATTGGAGCCATAAAGATTAACTGTTGCATTTGGTGATAACTGTTGATAACGTATAATAAAGTTTCGTTCGGCAATGTCACGTAAGTATTTCAAGTCTTCATCATTAATGGAGACTTCAGATTTTATCTTACCAATGTCACCTATTTCTTTTCCTTTACCAATTTTGTCACCTGTTCCATCTCCTATATTACCTAAGCTATTTGTACTAGGAGAAAGACCTAAATCACCAGACATTTTACTAGTAAGACTATCCATAAAGCCGTTAGCGTTATTACCTAGATTTGAACCTTTTTCATAAGCTTTGTTGAATGCATCATTAGGATTTTTTAATTTATCTCCTACCTTACTTAAACCATCCATTTCTAAATATTTAAAGCGCTTATACTGAATCTGCTCAGGCTCGTCACCTGGATCGAAATGATCTACTAATCCTCGTATTTGATCACCTAATTCTGCAGAAGATCCGAAATTATCCATTGTTGAGATTTTGCCTAAACTAATACCTGGGATTTCATTTATTGCGTCGATTAACCAATTAATACCTTTAATAGCCATATTCGCTCCATTAACAAAGGCATTAGCTAAAGCAAGACCTGTCTCACCAGATCCTTCTGCAAGTTTTGCAAAGATATCTAGAATGAATGTAATCATTGCATGCGCTGCTTTTCTAACATTATAAATGGAGTTGTTCCATGAATTAGCAAAGAATTCAGCTGCTGCCAATGCTAAATTAGCTATACCTATCAATCCATTAGTAACTAATTGGAATAAAAATTCAAATATCCCAACTAATATAATAATAACGTCATAAATAAGCACACCTAGAAAAGCAAATGTACCCGCTATAAATCCCAATATGTCACTTGCAGTAATACCTAGACTTTCAAAAAAATTAACAAGTGCCATGATCAATAAAATCATTAAAATAATTGGCCAGTTCGCAATTGCCCAGGAAATAGCAACTATAAGTGCAACTGTTGCAATAACTACTCCTAGAATTGTGAAAAAAGTCATGACCTTTTCTATGTTCTCTTGCAGCCAAGTCAGCCCAATAACAATGAAGGCAAACACCCAACTCGCTACCTCAGCCAACATTACAAACCCTGTACTAATGCTCTCAAAAATTTGTTGACCTACATCACTATTAATAAAGGCATTAAAAGACTCAATTAGAGGCATAAAAGCGTATAGAGCAATGTTCTTTGTTTGCGCCCACATTTCTCCCCATGTCATGGGGATCTCTTGAAATTTATTATTAATGTCAGTTGCAGCAGCAAACATTGCATCTTTAAAAAGCTGTGCTGAAAGCTGCCCTTCGTCAGCAATACCGCTCAATTCACTTTTTGTAATACCTAAATGATTTGTAATAGCATCAACTATCATAGGGGCATCGGTCATGATAGAATTAAGTTCTTGCCCACTTAAGACACCTTTCTGTAGTGCTTGAGCAAGCTGCGTCATGGAAGACTTCTGCTCCTCTGCACTCGCACCACCAGCTTTGAATGATTTCTGTAGCAAGTTTGTGAAGCCAACTACCTCGTCATTGTTAGCAAACAATCCACCAGAGGTTTGTGCTACTTTAGCAACAAAAGCTGCTGTCTCTTGCCAAGGTGTTCTTGCGTCTATGCTACTGGCCATAATATTATCATTTAATTGATCTAAGGATTGGTCAGAATTTGTAATATTACTCACACGTCTCATTGACTGGGTAATTAAATCAGCTTGACTTGCAGCAGCTCCAAGTAACTGGGCAAACTGGCGAACAGTTTTAATTGCATTACCTATTCCCTTTAAAAAGGATAGACCATTGAATTTCTGTTGCCCTTTCGCAGTTGTCTGTATCGCCGTCCTGAGCTGGTACTGCTTTTTAATTGCTTGTCCAATAATTGGGATTAACGATACCCATGCTCCTGGTAAACGTGCAGCAGAACTTGTTAAACGGCCGATAAATCCTAATGATCGTCCAATTACTTGCCCAAAGCGACTCTGCGCAAGTGCACTCTGAGTAATATGGTCTTTTACCCTTGAAATATGATAGCTTAAGGCAATAATAGGTGGACTTGTTTGTTTAAAGCGATTAATTAACATTTGAGCATACTCTGCTGCTCGTTGAAGCTTCGTCTGTTGCAGATTCAATCCTTTATTATTACCTAAGCTGCTCTGTAATTGAATCATTTGTCCCATACTAGATCTTAAAACAAGAAGCATACTAGCGTACCTATTAGCCCCAATACTAATACGCTGATAAGATAATTCAAGTTGACTAAGGGAACTGGCATGATTCATTAATGATAAATCATTATTATCGTCTACCCCACCAGTACAGATCTCTCTACTCATGAAATCTATTTGATTTGCTTTATCAAAACCCTGACTTAAGGGTGTTGGCGCTGAATTACAACCCTTATCTAAAACAACTTGAAATTTCTCAAAATTATCTATCGCATTAGCTAAACCTTTGTTAAACTGTTGGATTACACTACCAAAAGATTCAAAAAGTTTTATGCTTCTTGCAATTGCATTATTATCCATATTTTACCTCCTTCCCCTTTTGCCTCGAGATGGTCGAGAGCGTGAAGCACTCTGGCGGCTTTTCATTTGACGGTCTTCTTCTTTTTCTCGTTTAATGCGTTCATCAACAAAAGCAAACACAAGAGCCTTCTCACGCATCGACATTTTGCCGAGTTTTGAAGGCTCCCACTTAAATTTATGAAGACAGTAATAGGCATAATTAAATTCCCCATCACCGTCATTTAGTCGTTTTTTACTTCTTCTCTCAATTCATCAAGTTCAATATCGAAGCCGTTAATAGATTGAATTTCATTTGTAATAGTCGCAAACTCACCTGCAAGCAACATTGACCTTAATGTATCAACCTTGCTACCTAACGTCCCATAATGCTCCTGTAATTTTTTATCCGCCAAATCGGGTATTACAATACAAGAAGCTACTAGTTCACCCATATACTTTTCTGAATCAGTACGGGGCATGAGTTGACCACCGGAACCCTTTACTTTAACAGTATTCTTTTTGCGTAAAGCAGTATTTTCAGCTTCAGAAATCGCCTTTATAACAAAAGGCGATTTGAAGCGTGGCAGTTTTACCTCCTTCTCCGAGAGTGAGGTATTTTCTAACATAAAATCTTGAAGTGAACTCATTTAATTCATCCTTCCTTAATTAGTAGGTTCCTGAAATTTTTCTAATAAATCTAAATCATCAAAAGTAAAGTCCATCTCTTGCTCCAAAGCTTCTGCATCAACGTCCAACATAGTAATCGGATAAGAATCAAAATTAACCTCTTTAAGAACAACACTTTGTCTTCCAACTGTAGAGGTAGGATCCTCATTTGTTACCATAATGTTTACGAAAAGATCTCGCCCATTCTTCACATAATCCAGTGCCATCTCAACAAAACGAGATGTAACACCATAAATAGTTGCCGAACCAGATCCAGACCAACCCACTGTCTTATTTTGGTCACCCCGTTTTCCTAACGTACGTAGTTGCACTTTGTTCTTCTCAACAGTTGCATTAATACTTTTGACGTAGAACATTTCTTCATTACGACCATTTATTTCAATATAGGCTGTACCTTCCTGACCACTTATTGTATCTCTAGCTTTTAAGTTCATATTCACTTAGCTCCCTTCCTACTGCACAACGACAGTCATATATAGTTTTTCAATTGAGTCAATTGGTTTAACAATAGCATTCATGACAATTGTGTCCTTCGTCTCACCAAGGGAGATCGAAACATCATCAGAAGAAAAGTCTTCAATGGCCCCTAAATCCTGTAGGGCAGTAAAATAACTAATGCGATTAGCTAAAAATAAACCTCTACCATCTGCATTATTATTTACTCTGCCAATAAAGTTATCTTCAAAAACTTGCTTGGTATTGTTTGCAATATCATCTAGAACTCGTAATACACGATTCTTTCTAAACTCTTGATTTTTCTCTACAGTTAACGTAACTAATGAATTAATATCTTGTTCAACTACTGCTGTCCCACGTTTTTCAGTAAACAAAAACTCGCCATTATTTAGGGATGTTATAATCTCGGAATTAGTATACCGAGGGTGAACATCAATTGCCCCCTCATAAGTAAAATAAGTTAATGATTCATTAACAGCAGCCGTTGCCGTTGCACCTGCTACCCATGGAACAGCTTGTGCCGGTGTTAAAATAGTACCTCCCTCTAGAACGACACCATTTTTTACGTTAATAACTGCCTCATGGTCCGCTCTATAGCCAGAAATAACAATTTGGCACTTCTTACCTTCTTGGTCACGTAATGCCTTTATAAAATTAACACCCGCAACTTTTGTTGTTTGATCATCAATTGGTAAAGCCAGAGTATTAAAATCATATACCGCAATAGCATTAAAGTAATCAGCATAATCACCAGCTAGCGCATCGGTCGTTGCACCTCCTGATAAAGTAATACCAGCAGTTGTACTCAAATTTCCTTCACCACTAAAAGTAACTAGATCATTATCAATTAGATCAGCCGCTCCTTCTACACTAAGCTGTGTATTTACTAAGTCAACCCCTAAGTAGGTGAGCACATTAAATGTATCCGCGTAATCAACATTTGGCTGAATAACCACACTTATTTCATTTCCGCGCTCTCCACCGTACTTTGCTGTAACCATGAGTTCCTCTGCCAATTCTGCTGAGGCTTTCGTTCCTTCATTAACACGATACACGAGGACAGTGCCTGCTCTTTTTAGTGCTTCTCGTACTAATAATAATTGTGGTGAATCCAAACTATATCCAAAAATACGATTAAAATTGGTTCCTGAATCAACCTCAATCACCGTTTTCTCCGGTCCAAACCCTAATACAATAGGAATAGTGACAATTCCAGAAATACCTTCATTTGTTACATTTAAATTATTAGTACGCACATTGATATACGCACCCGGTCTTACTTTATTGTGGCTAGTAAATGTTCCTCCTGCCATTTAAATCACTCTCCTTCTTTTATGTCTAACAACGGCAGCTTTTGCCTCTGATATCGTGTATTCCTTATTCTCTAGTACAGCTCCTAAGATGGCCTTATCCCCAAAGCTAAATTGCTCCGAGATAACCAAAGCTAGCTTAGAAAAAACAGGTTCAGTTCTCAACATGTTTTTCAAGTCGCTTTTAACTGTCACCTTTTAGACCACTCCTTTCCTCAAAAGACTGCATAGGTGTATGATCTGGCGAATGTTCAATCTCAAATTTTAAATTGAATTGAAATAAAAGAACACCATCCTCTATTCTGTGATAAGGCTTTAATACCTTACCTTCATGATTATTCAAATAGAGAAATTGATTATACATCCTTTCAGCCATCTTCTCACATTGCTCTTCTAATCTTTGCTCCTGATCTATCGGATTATTTTCCGGGAAATAATGTAACTGATAATTATATGATCGAATTGATCTATTAGCCAACATCTGCTCATTGTTAACAGAAACCTGTTTAACAAAGAAACTATTTTCATTAAAACCTTGCCTCAGATTATTACGGTATTGATCTGGTACATCCGGAAACAAGAGGCCTAATGTTTCTAAAATTTTATTGGTTACATCCATTTAACTTGCCTCCTTTTTGTTAATAAATGGTCATTTGTAAATACCTCCTTTACAAAAGCGAAATAATTAATTCAAAATATTTTTCACTGTTCATCTATCACCCCCTTAACCATATTGATAATAATTTATTTAAAAGCCTTTTAACGCCATGCTACAGGGCAAAAAAAAACGCTTGATCCTAATAGGAATCAAACGCTTTTTATATTCTAAATTATGTTAATTGCTTTAGAAATCTTATTTTTACTAATTGCTATCGATAAAATAATAATTTATCACTCTATCACTTTAGCACATTAAATGTTGTATGTGTGTGCAAAATTTATGCAGTCAGAGTTGAAATGTAAATGGCTATTCACAGCAAAATAATCGTGACTACCCCTTTTAAAGATCTGATGCTGGTAAGATTTAAATCTAATCGTTTTAAATTATTAAAGGTTCTTATTTAGAAGAACTTCTTTTTACCTTCATTTTCCTAGGGTATCATACTATCACATAAGATATTGTATTTGTTTGCAAATTATCTGCAACAGGATATAAAGTGTCAAGAAGTTATTTCAAGCAAAAAACTAGCACCTATCTCCTTTTTGGCGATCAGATGCTAGTAAAAACTTAGCTATTTGTTTCAATTAACAACTGTCTATAACAGTTTAAGTCTTTTCAATCTAACCATAATTTCTTACACTATCATATTAACACATAAAATAATGTATTTGTGTGCAAGTCTTGTGCAGTTTCTAGGTACCCTTGAGTTTTTATATTTGAAGTAAATAGCCTTTAGAATAAATAACCTTTAATACAATATTTAATTAAAAACTATAATAAAAAGCCATTATTACTTAATATGACAATATTAGTATACTTTATCTCTCAAATTGCAGCGCTTCGATTCCAAAAATAATAACATGTAAATCATCAACTGCTCTACTTAAATATCGACTTACAGTAGTCCTGTCAACATTGATTCGTTCAGCTATTTCTTGAGCACTATATTTTTCAGGTGTAATATATTTCATCTCAAGAACCTTGAAATACTTTAGTTCTTCCTTATTACATGATTTTTTATAGGCATTAATTTTATCATTAACAAATTCAATCATAGCCACTGTTTTCTTCTGACTTTTCATTATTGATTCAATTGATTCTAAGCTAATTGTATAAACATCTAAATGATGAATTGATGTTTCATCAAGACAGTCTAAGTCGTCTTTTATTCTTTCAGAATGCAAAACAAGTGCCCGATAGTTTTTTAAGAGTAAACGAATGTTGCGTATACGTCGATCATGTTTCTCTTCTTGCTTCTTAAGCTCGTCCGCTCGGTTTAATTTAATAGCAGTCTCAGAAATAATTTTCAATAAATCCTTTGTTAATTCTGTCATTGAGAAACCTCCTAATTTTCTTCTTATGCAAGTAAAAAGCAAAGTTAAAAAAAGCTTTATTAATTTTTAAATTATTATGCAATTTTTCTTATTACCTAAGATTAAAAGTTCCCATAACTAAACATACCGACATATAGAATTTCAAATAATTATCCTCCCTTCACAACATTTTATTAAAGAATAGTTCAATAAAACTAAGAAATATTACTCTAATAGACCTAATACATAAACAATCTAATTACTACTTTCAATGAAATTACAACCCTTTGTATCCAAGCTTCATCTTTAGTCTTCTTTATATATTTTCTAAACACCTAATCTAATTAAAGATGTTCAATTTAATTGAACTTAAAATAATAATAACTAGATAATTACATTATGTCAACAAAAAGTTCAATAAAATTGAATTACAATGTTGATCAAATGCTTAATTTCGCTTATACTTATTAAAAGAATAAATTGTAAAGGATGTTCACGATGCGGGAAACGACTGGGCGAAGACTAAATCAAATTATGTCAGAAAGAAACTTAAAGCAAGTAGATATTTTAAATCTCACAAAAAGATTTACACATGGAAATTTAAAAATATCTAAGACAGATTTAAGCCAATATGTTAATGGAAAAACGGAACCCAGACCAGATAAATTGTTTATTCTTGCTAAAGCACTAGAGGTTAATGAAGCCTGGTTAATGGGCTATGACAGTAGAAAAGAGAGAACTCCTGGTAAAAAAACGACTATGCTCGAAAGTAGATCCGATTCTATACCTAAAACCGAACAACAATTAGGGTTAACAGATGACGAAATTATGACGCTTGCAGCTCATAGAGTTGGCTATGAAGGAAATTTAACTGATGAAGAAATTAAACAAGTCAAAAATGCTCTTAGAATAGCTTTAGAAAAAGATTGAGCTTCTTGGAGGTATTCAATGAATAATTACGAAATTCTTTTAAATAGAAGCCCAGTATCTGTTAAGGAAACGGACATTCTCCCTGAACAATTTAAAGGTCTATATGCTGAGGTATTAGGCAAAAAAGTAATTCTCATTAAGGACAGACTATGCACTTTAGAAAAATTTTGTGTATTAGCTGAAGAGATTGGGCATTATCACACAACTGCTGGAAATATCACAGATCAGTCAAAACTAGTGAATAGAAAGCATGAAAAGCGTGCACGATCATGGGCGCATGAAGAGCTTATCCCTTTAACAGAGATCATATCCGCCCATAAGGCAAACGTTAGAAACCGCTATGAATTAGCAGATTTTTTAGGAGTAACAGAAGGCTTTCTAGGAGAAGCTATTGAGCGGTATGTTGAGAAATATGGTGTTTGTACTCAGGTAGATGGTTTTACTATTTGCTTTGAGCCACTTGGTGTAATAGATTGGATAGAATTCTAATTATTAATCTAAGTGAATATGTAAGCAGTTATCATCATCTAAAAGGCTAATTTAATAAACTAAAAGTGAATCGCTAAAGAAAAATTTATATGAAAAGCCTATAGCTGTTTAAACAGCTATAGGCTTTTCATATAAACAAAAAATATGTGTTTAGATACCGGTGGTCGGGGTCGAACCGACACGTCCGTGAAGACACGGGATTTTGAGTCCCGCGCGTCTGCCAATTCCGCCACACCGGCACTATTTGGAGGCGGTAACCGGATTTGAACCGGTGATAAAGGTTTTGCAGACCTCTGCCTTACCACTTGGCTATACCGCCATATTTTAATTATATGCGCTTAGCAACTAGATGATAATAAAAAAATGGAGCGAAAGACGGGATTCGAACCCGCGACCCCCACCTTGGCAAGGTGGTGTTCTACCACTGAACTACTTTCGCTTAAATGGCTGGGCTAGCTGGATTCGAACCAACGCATGACGGAACCAAAAACCGTTGCCTTACCGCTTGGCTATAGCCCAACATATATATTAATATAATTTTTTTTAAAAAATGGGGCGGCTGATGGGGATCGAACCCACGCATGTCGGAACCACAATCCGATGTGTTAACCACTTCACCACAGTCGCCACAATTAAGAGCAGGGGTAGTAGGAATCGAACCCACACCGGAGGTTTTGGAGACCTCTGTTCTACCGTTAAACTATACCCCTATGTGAGAATTCTTATACATGCTTAAAAGAAAAAAATGGTGGAGGGAGTAGGACTCGAACCTACGAACCCGATGGGAGCGGATTTACAGTCCGCCGCGTTTGGCCAACTTCGCTATCCCTCCAAATAAATGGTGGCTCGGGACGGAATCGAACCGCCGACACACGGATTTTCAGTCCGTTGCTCTACCGACTGAGCTACCGAGCCATAAGGTGAATTACTATAAAAAGTGGCGGTCCGGACGGGACTCGAACCCGCGACCTCCTGCGTGACAGGCAGGCATTCTAACCAACTGAACTACCGGACCGTATTATGTAATACTCAAACTTAATTGGTTGCACTTACAGTACACGATTTTTTTCTAGCACGTTGCTTAATCGGTAATGTAAGAAAATTTAATTGGTTGCGGGGGCAGGATTTGAACCTACGACCTTCGGGTTATGAGCCCGACGAGCTACCAGACTGCTCCACCCCGCGACAATATAAAAAAATAAATGGTGGAGGATGCAGGGCTCGAACCTGCGACCCCCTGCTTGTAAGGCAGGTGCTCTCCCAGCTGAGCTAATCCTCCAAATTACAGAACATAAAATCTTTTTAAATTAATAAGTGCTTTTACACTTAGGTTAAATGGTGACCCGTACGGGATTCGAACCCGTGTTACCGCCGTGAAAGGGCGGTGTCTTAACCGCTTGACCAACGGGCCATGAAAGAAAAATAACAGTACTTTATTTGGCACTTTACTTTATTAAACAAAATTTGTGGCGGAGAGCGAGGGATTTGAACCCTCGAGACGGTTTAACACCGCCTACACGATTTCCAATCGTGCTCCTTCGGCCACTCGGACAGCTCTCCATTATGGCTCCACAGGTAGGATTCGAACCTACGACCGATCGGTTAACAGCCGATAGCTCTACCACTGAGCTACTGTGGAATGGATTTGATGT